TCGGAGGGTATTGATTTTACAATTGCGCCAACAACAGGAGCAGGAAAAGCAGACTTTAATGGTTATAACTTAACAGGTGTTTCTATGGAGGGATCACTTGCGCCTATTTTAGACAACGCAACCGTTACAGCTTTATTATCTTTAGTAGATTAGATTAAAAAAAACTAATATTAAAACCCTTTTTGAAACATAAAAGGGTTTTTTTCGTTATAAAAATATGATAGTACTATATCCTAACAGCGAAGCGCATATATTCAAAATAATTCCTAGAAGTTACGATTTTGAGGAATTAAGTTTTTATTTGACTAATGAAGAAACAGGAGAAACTACAGACGAACCTATTTTTTATGTTTTAGAAAATGGCTATTTGTCGTGTGTGTTGGAAAAAATATTATCTAATAATACAAATTATACTTTAAAAGTAAGCAATGAAAATTTTGTATTTTTTAGGGGTAAAATATTTGTAACAAACCAAGAAACTCAAAATTTTAGAATAACAAAAGACTACTTAACGATATGAGTAATATAAAATTAATACAATTATCTAATTACCAACGACCACCTTTAGTAGAAGTAAAGTCTAAAAATTGGGTGCTAAATGGTAAGAATAACGAATTTTATCAATACATTATTGACAGAAATAACGGCTCAGTTACAAACTCGGCGATTAATAAAGGTTATGCGGACTTAATTTTTGGTAAAGGTATTTCTGCTCGTGATGCTTATTTAAAACCTACACAATGGGCAAGGCTTGTATCTATGTTAGATAAAAAAGAGCTTAAAAAAATTATTGCAGACTTTCAAGTTTTTGGCGAGGCGTCAATGCAAATCATAAAAAGCAAGGATAAAAAATCAGTTGCTAAAATTTACCATATTGAAAAGAATTTAGTTGTACCAAGTTTAGAAAATGAAGATGGAGAAATTGAGGGATATTGGTTTTCTAAAGATTGGAAAAAATTAAATACTTATCCTGCTGAATATTTCCCCGCTTTTGGCACTTCAAATGAAGAAATTGAAATGTATGTTATTAAGCCTTATATGGCTGGATGTAATTATTTTTCAAATCCTGATTATTTTGCTGGTTTGGCTTATGCTGAAATGGAAGAAGAAATTGCAAACTTTTATATTAATTCAATTAAAAAAGGTTTGAGCGCTGGTTATATAATTAATATTCCAGACGGACAAAATTTAGATCCAGAAGAAAAAACTGAACTTGAAAGAAAAATAAAAGATAAATTAACAGGTTCGCCTAATGCCTTATCATTTGTTATAAACTTTAGTGGGAAAGATGCGGAAATCACAGTAATACCTTTTCCGACAAATGAAAACCAACACAAACAATGGGAAGTTTTAAACACGGAATGTAAACAGCAAATAATGACGGCTCACAGAGTTGTATCGCCTATGCTTTTCGGAATTAAAGACAACACAGGTTTCGGAAACAATGCCGACGAATTAGACACAGCAGAAGCGCAATTAATGAAAAGAGTTGTAGCGCCTAAACAAAATTTTATTATAGATGCTTTAGAGGAAATAATGCGCTTTAATGAAATGAGTTTAGATTTGTACTTTATTCCATTAAGTGAACAACCAAAAGCCGAGCCTATTCAAATGAGTAGCCAAAAAAATGCTTTAGATGCTTTTATTGAATTAGGCGAAACAGAGGATTTAAGCAATTACGATTTGATCCAAGAAGTTGAAGTTGATTATGAAGAAGAAATTAAACTAGCAAGCACAGGTACAGCAATACCAAACGCAAACAGCTCACAAGACAACAAAGATATTTTAATTCGATACAAGTACGTTGGTAATCAAAACCCCGAGCGTGAATTTTGTAAAAAAATGATTTCAGCAAATAAAATCTATCGTAAAGAAGATATTATTGCAATGAGTGATAAACCTGTTAATGCTGGATGGGGTCCAAATGGTGCAGATACTTATTCTATTTGGTTGTACAAAGGCGGTGGAAATTGCCATCATAAATGGAACAGATTAATATACCTAAAAAAAGGCGTTAAAATCGATGTTAATTCGCCAACAGCTGAAATAATAACCACTTCTGAAGCAAGGCGACAAGGTTATAAAGTAGAAACAAACGACACACTTGTAAGCGTTGAGCCTAGATTTATGGTTAACAATGGATTTTTAGAACCGAGATAAATGGAAGTATTACTAATAAGAACAGCAGAAATAACAGCGTTTACTCCTTTAGGCGGTAACGTTGATATTGACAAATATAAACCTTGCATTTTAAACGTGCAGAATATGGTTATTGAGCCTTTATTGGGTAAAGATTTGTTTAATAAAATCAAAACAGATTTTCAAAACGATGCTTTAACTTCTGATTATTTGGTTTTGTATGAAAGTTATTTAAAACCAATATTAAGACACCAAGTTTTTGCGGAATATGCAGAAATCGCAAGTTATCAAGTTGCTAATGGTGGTATATTTAAATTTAGTCAAGAAAATACAGAAGTTGTAAGTAAAGAAGAAGCGCAATATTTGGCATCAACTGAAAGAAATAAAGCACAATTTTATATTACACGTTGCGAAAATTGGTTACACGACACTAATTTACCCGAATATAAAAGAACAAATAAAATCAAAACAAGTACAGGGTGGTTTTTATAAATCAAAATAGAAGCGTAAATTGTAAAAATACTTTAGGCGGTGTTAAGTCTGTTTATTTAGCTCCGTACAAAAAAGTATTAAGAAGCGAAATTATTTACGATGGTGTAGAAATTACGCAGTTTCCTGAAACTTTTATTTATAAGTTTGACTTATTTAATGCAACTTTTAACCAAGAGCAAACAGAAGACGAGGGTGGTAAATATTACAATCAAAATATTAACTTAACTTTTAATAAATTAAGTGTTTTTGATAATATTAACTTTCAGAAATTATTGAGAAAAGATTATTTTTTAGTTATTCAAGACAATAATAATAATTATTTTTTAATGGGTTTCAGAAACGGTGCAACTTGCGAAAAATTAGAAACAACAACAACTAGTTATTCGTTATCATTTGAAGCTAAAGAAGAAGAAATTGCGCCATTTGTAAATACGTTAATAAACAATGGATTAATTATTTTTGATGGGGAAGATTATATCTTTGAAAATGATACTAATTACATATTTGAAAATGATACAAATTATATTTTTAATTAATTATGCCACTAGAAAATAAAAAACTATCGGACAAACCACTTGTAAATACTTTTACAGATAAAGCGGTTGTACATATACTAGAGCCTGAAGATTTTTCACAAAGTCCAACGGGGTCTGATTATAGGATTAAACTTGAAGATTTAAAAAGCGGTTTAGTTCCTGATAACGTAGAGCTAACTACCAACAAAACCGATGTAATAGTAGGAAACGAAACAAGCTCTATAAAGTACCCAAGTGTTAAGGGATTAGTTGATTGGGTAACTTCATTATTTGTACCAAAAACACGAACGATTACAATAAACGGTACAACACAAGACTTAAGCGAAAATAGAAGTTTTACAGTTGGTGGTACTGCAGAAGTTTTTGAATACATGAATTTTTATATTAGTGGTAACATTCCTTACAATGCAAACGTTAATTTAGAGCCTTTCCCTTTACGTGGTAATAAAGACATAGGAAATTTACAATATCCGGGCGACTTTTGGAACAACGTTACAAGTACAACTGGAGATTACAGAGGTACTGCACAATCAGTATTTAAAGCATCTAACTTAGTTGAAGTAATAGTAAATTCAAGCGGTATAATTGCAAATGCTGGTCCACAAAGTTTGCAAATTAGAGTAGTAGCTTTTGATGTTAGTGGTGGGAGTGTTACAAATCCTAGAAGTATAGCGGTTAAAACACTAACAGGTTTAAATCAATTAAGAACAAGTATTTTTTTACCTACTGATATTAATTTGACAAATGTAATTAATCCCAATACAATGATTAGTATTACTGCGACTGTAAAAACTGGAACAGAAACGATACAAATTAATGACAGATGTTATATTTCATTGAAATTTAAAAATATTTAAAAATGGGAGCGACTATTTTAAAAAATCCACCTTTAGGCTATGAAAATGTTTTTGCGGGCAATTTTTATGAAATTCCAGAAGATAGATTACAAGTTTCAGAATATAATTATAATGAAAACTTTGTAACTGCAAAATGGAACGGTTCAGAATGGATTGAGGGCGCAACACTCGAAGAAATTGAAGCGTATCAAAATTCGTTAGTACCAAAAGAAATACCGCGTATGAAATTCATTATACAAGTTTACTTGTCAACAGGTATTAAATACGAGGACATCGTATTATTTATTCAAAACTTAAATTTTGATGAATCGCAAAAATACGTAATTTTAACTCGTTTAAGAGGTTGCACGCATTTTGAAAGGTATTCGTCCGACCTGCTTACAATAGCGCAATTAATGGGTATTACAGAAGCGCAATTAAACCATATTTTTATAAACGGAAACTCAATAACATGATTTACGGATTTTTAATTTTGGCATACGCTTTTTATTTGTACAAAAATTCAAAAAGCGATTTCTTTAATCAATCCCGAGAAATGCTAGCGGTAAAAAGACAGCATTTAATCCAAGTGCTGAATGATTTTGAGATTAAAGATATTGCTAGATGGTTAGAAGCGTATGATGCTTTTAAAAACTATCCTAACTTTTATAAATATGACGGAGCAACAATTGTAAGGGACATTGATACTATTTTTAAGTATGATGCACCAGCAGGAAATCACGATTACGGTTACTTGCTTATAAAAAAATTACCTTATTTTATTTGGCTTAAAAAATCTTTTATATTAGATTTACAATACGTAAAAGATATGCGAGCCTTGCAAGTAGATTTTATTACAGCATACAGCCGATTAATAGGCTTAATTATTATAAAACCATTTTATCCATTAACACAAATATTTTAAGATTATGGCATCTATTCCAAAAGGTACTTGTTCAATTTGTAGAATTGCAAAAAAAGTAAACGAGAAAATTAAAAATAATTCTAAATTATACGCATTCTTTGCAATTATAATTATTGAATTGTTATCAATGAAAATTCAAGATTACGTAACCCCCCAACGATATATAGAATTTGTATATCCATTACTTACGCAAATCGTACTTTTCATTGTATTTGTGGCTATAAACTACCATTCCGAAAGGTTAAGATTTTGCAAAAGACAAAAGTTAATCGTTATCTTTTTAGCATTGTATTATTTTTTGAATATTACTTTTTTAGTTTTTCCTATTTGTTGGAGTACTTACTCGGGATTGGTTAATTACAGCATTTTAAGTTTAATAGGTCTTTTATTTGTATCGACATGGAGAAATATTTAAACGAAATAAAAGCCTTTTTATACGGCTTATTTATTTACTTACAAATAGACAAAGAAATTGCAGAAATTTTATTGATTTTGATTTTATCCGATATGTTTATAGGCGGAATTAAAGCATCTGTAATTCCCGAAATGAGTTTTAGACTTACAACTTTTTGGGCTGGATTGATTAAAAAGTCTTTACTTCTTATTATTATAATGGTTTTAGGATTAGTTAGCAAAGGAATGGGCTTTACTGATTTTAAATTAATGGTAACTATTGTAATGAAAATAATGGTATTAAATGAGGGTATAAGTATTTTTAACTCGATACGTTCAATTATAGCCAAAAAAGAGTTTAAAAGCAATGACTTTATATCTATTTTAATTGAGAGAATAGAAAAATATTTGACAAAGTACATGGAGAAATTAATAAAGCTATTTGATGAAAATAGTACTTGTTTGTAAATTTAAAAATAAATGATATGAATGAAATCGTAAGAGTTGCCGAAAAAGAAATCGGAACAATTGAAAAGCCACTAAATAGTAATAAAACCAAGTACGGCAAATGGTTTGGATTTGACGGCGTTGCTTGGTGCGGTATGTTTGTTAGTTGGGTTTATGCAAATGCAGGATATCAATTACCAAAGATAGGGTTTACAAAAGGCTTTGCAGGATGTCAAACCGGATATAATCATTTTAAAAATGCAGGAGAATTAACCCAAACGCCTAAAGAGGGCGATATTGTGTTATTCGATTGGAATGGTGATGGTAGATTTGACCATACAGGCATCTTCGTAAAGGATTTAGGTAATGGAAAGTTTGAAAGTATTGAAGGTAATACCGCAATAGGCAACGATAGCAATGGTGGTAAGGTAATGAGAAGGGAACGGTCATATAGGTTTGCTGTCTTTGCACATCCAAAAGTTTTAGATAAACCTCCAATTCATTCGGTATGAAAGAGCTATTTAGGAAAATATTTGGGGCATTAGACACCCACTCAAAAAATGTTTATAGTGCAAGAAAGCTATCGGCTTTTGTGGTTGTGATTTTGATAGTTATTCTTCATATTAAGTGGTTTAAATCCGATCGGTGGGAATATTTAGGAGAAGTTTTAGCTTTGGATTTTGGTTTTATTTCCTTATGTTTGGGTATGACTACTTATGAGGCTATTAAAAAACAGGATGACACAACAGAACCAAAATAAAAAGGATTCAGGTGATATGGGATTCTATGCTTTAA